TGCCTGATGGCAAAGTACTTATTCCCACTCCATTAACAGTATCGGCATAAGCAATCCAAACATTAAATGGGCCTGTTCCTACAGCTGCGTTAAGATCTGTTGTGTTGTAAAAAACAGTGCTATATATCCATGCTCCATCAATATATTTATATATTAACTTTGATGAAGAATTATAATAGTGATCCCCATTTTGTAATGCAGATGAATCTGTTCGTGTTGTAGGATTTGTTGACAAAGCTCCAATATAAATTCCATTCATTTCTTTAAAATGGTTTTCTAACGCTAGTAACTCTGTAATATTATCTGCAACAACTTGAATTTTATCATACGCGCTTTCAACGTGTATTTGTACGCCTCCTACGTTAGACGTTCTTTTATTTTTTAAGGCCATCCATTATCCCATATTTTTTGGTTGGATCTTTCTAATTCATTGACTAAATCAAGATAAGTAACTCGTGCAATACTGGCTTCAAACTTTTGAAGATATTGTGCAGAACGATCAATGCCGTCTATAGGAGGATTGGCTGCATAAGCCCGAAACCCAACATAATTTAACAAAGGCTCTAATAAACTGCGTGGAATTTCTACATCAACTGTTGTGGGGTCTATTTCTGCAGAATCAATCATATCGTGATCTGCTCTATATTCTACAGTCAATGCTACTGTGTCTAACGGATTAGGTACAGAAAATGAATTGTAATCTCGTGTAATAATTGACGTAATGTTATTTACATCATTAAAAGAAAGCGCAAGTCCATCTTTATCATAAATATCTGTAACCTTAAGAACATCATCTTTAAAAGGAAAAGTAGCGCTATCTTTGAGATACTTTGTTGTAGCAGTTCCTGTAATAGTCGAATACTTTGAATCTAAATAATAAATACCAATAGCAGCATACTGTTGTATTTCTATTTCACGTACTTTTATAGGAAAGCGTTTATAAAGCTCTGTTAATCCAAGATTAATATGTGAAATGACAGCTGGATAAGATTCTTGAGCAATAACACCCCCAGCTTTTCCACCCAAAATAGTTTGAGAAAGCTCCCCATAAGTTAATTGATCAAATATTTCAGAGAGCAACATAGCAGGATTCCTTTAATAAGAGTTAATAATTAGTACCCTATACTATATAGGATTCCAAGTCATTTTTTATAGCGTCTTCTTCTTCTATGTCCCAAATACCTGTATAATCTTTTTTTGAAAGGTCCGCTTCTTGAGTTGGTCTCCAAGGAGAAAGACTAGATAACATAGAAATAGTATCAATAAAATCATCGTGTTTGCTTTTAAATCCGCCTTTGGCGGCTAAAGACAGTTCTCCCATACACTCTATCATTTCAGGGCTTTCTTTTCGCTCTTCTGGAAAAAAGATTTTATTCATTTTAAACATAGGCAATATAACATTAAAACGCACCATTTTATTTGTATTAGGCCGAATACCTGGTTTGCCGCTATTATTTTCAGAAGCCATAGTAAAGTACTGATTTCTATTTAACTGTTCTCTTTGTATCCAAGATATAAAGCCCCCCTGTTGTCCTGTTACTTCTATTGCTACTTGTTGAGGTCTGTATTTTTGAGATAATCTAAACAAATCATCAATATTTTTATCCATTAATTGTTTTTCACAAACTCCGTCAACCCATAGCCAATCTCCTACGTTATTATATGCCCATACGGATATTACACTAAAATCTGCTGACGTTTTTTCGCTGGTTGCAAAATCAGTTGTAATGTAAAAATTAAAACGACCTTTATTTTCTAATACACTTTTTCTTTCATACCATGAAATGTCTGCGTCTTGTACTAATCTATCTTCATCAGACATAATACGCAACATTAGCTCTTGATTAAACGTATCAATCTTACCCGCGCGTGAAGCTTTATCATATTTTTCTTTGACATATTTATAAGTAAATCGATCTTCCCATGCTCCTCGGAATTCTTCCTCGGAACACGGAAATCTCTCACACACAGGGTATACGTTTACATGCCAAGCTCCGGATTCTACAGCTTTATACAAAGGATCTTTTGAATTAAAAGGTGTACCTGACCAGATTACCTTAGATTTTGTAGGGTGTAATGCGTAATCAATAGCTTTATACACCGTATCTTCAATAGATGATATAATTGTTGCAGAACGAGCATCTTCATCTGAAACCAAATCATCTAATATAGCCAGTACTGGTCGTTTACCCATTTCTTTTGATCCACGAACACCTGTTTTAGCGCCGTATCCTTTAACTACAAAAGTATTTCCTGCTTTGTTTTTAAATTCCCATCGCACATCTGTAAATCTAATATAAGGAATGTACTCTTTAAGAAATTCGCTGTTTTCGTAACGAAATTCAAGGTTTTTTCTCATGTTTTTAACACCGTTCTCTATGCTGTCTGAAACATATAATGCTAAGTCTATTTCACCAAAGTCTGGAAGTCCTCCATACACCCCTAAGTATAAAAATAAATATTCTCCTAATAGTGTTGTTTTAGCTGCTCCACGAAAAAGCATATTTACAATGTTTTTCTTTTGCCCTGCTATTTGATCTAACATCCGAAAATGAAGTACAGGAGTTAAGTTTTCTTCTCCTGTTACACCATTAACAAGTTTTATAAAATTAATAAATTCTAGCGCAAAATCACCCGGAATGTAATCTTCATCTGCCCCATAAATAATATCGTTAACGTAATGCTCTACTGTTTTAATCTCAAGAGTACTATCAGTATTAACTGCTAACATCTTTATACTCCGCATCTACAACACTGTCATCTTCCACTATTAATAATTTGCTGTGGGCTATTTCTTTTGCATTCATAGTTCCATTAACAATCATCTGTTTTTGAGTTTTTACTAATTCCAAAGTGGAGTTGCGTAATTCAGTAATGGATTTATCTTCTTTAACCGATATGTCTAATTCAATTTTATTTGTTTCAGGCATTTTTAAATGAGTTAATAAACTATTGGCTGCATCGGATCTAACCTTATCACTATTAGATGTCATCATAAGCTCTGCTTGAGCATTTAATGCTTTTTGATACATATCAGCATTAAGAATATGTGACGGTACAAGAGTTTGCTCAAATATAAGGTTAACTAATTTAGTTTTATTATACGATGAAACATAACTTGCAATGTCTTTTTGAGATGTTGCTTGAGTTAAAAATCGTTGATACCGGTCTGGAAATGTTTTTGTGTAAGCTTCTATATTAGAAGACCCAAACAATTTATGACTTACATATCTAACCGCATCAATATACTGTTGTATTTTGAATTTGCCATCCCTCATTACATTTGTGTAACTAAGAATGTTTTCTCTAAAACTTTCTTTTATAATAGGGTCTGCAGTAATTTGATTTATTTGATTTATTACGGAATCACTAATTGCATGATTTAGTTTTTTAGGTAGAACCCTAATAAACTGTTCTTTGGTGAGTACATCACTCATAATTGTTACATCTCAGTTATTAAAAAACTTACTATAACGTGCTAACATAGTAAAATTCAACACGTTTATTTGTTTTTAATATGTACCGCTGCTTCAAAAGCATCTATTTCACCACTTGCTGTGGTGTATCTTACCTGCATTCCTAATGGTTTACCTTTTTTAGTAAACACTTGATTAGAGACACTAGGAATTCTAAATTTAAAAGAGACTGTAACTGCTGGGCTGCCTAATGTTATATGATCTACTTCAAGTCCTGCTGCAACAGCAGCTGTACCTAATACCACAGTGACGTCATTCAATGTAGTATTTAGGGCTGTCATTTCTTTTGTAAAATCTATTTCATATGTGTGATCCCCGGTGTGATCCAAAGGCTCTTTCCAAACATATATCATAGTGACTTCCTTTTTGTGTAATATTCTATACTTCTATTTGTTTCATTAATAGTAACGACTCGGTTTGTGTAATATTCCATAGTTCTACTTGTTTTATTAATAGTAACAACTCGATCTGTTTTATTAAGAGAAATTGCCCTATTAAGAACAGGTATCGTTAGTATATACCCTTCTGTTACTTTAATTGGCCCGAATCTTAACTCTGTAACTGTGGGTATAATTTCTAATGTACCTGAAGTCGATAATATTTCAACATCTATTTCAACAACTACAGAGGAATCTGCAGAAGCAAGTATTAACTCAGAAGGTATAGATGTAACTTCTACATCAATTTCTACTACTGTTGCTGTATTTGCGGAAGTAGTAGATAGCGCTACTGTCGCTGATAATATTTCAACATCTAAATCAACTACAACTGCTGTATTTGTGTTGTTTGTAATTAAATTAGCAGTTGCAGATATAACGGCTATGTCAAAATCTACTGTAGGATTTAAAGTTGCTACGCTCAAGCTTACAGAATTAGGAGTTAATTCCCAGACACGTATAAAGTCTTCGGTAATCCTAATGAGATTGCCTTGGGAAATACGCCTATTACCGTCTTCAGTTATGCGTTGACCTTCCATTACTAATATTCCCAATCACCGTAAGCTCTTAGGCTTACACTTACTGTGTTTGATGTGGTTGTTCCACCTGCGTTTGTTACAGCAACTTTCCACGTTTCTGTTCTAGTAGGACTATACCCACCTTCA